TGCGTCGAACATCCTCCACCGCCTTCCGCAGCCAGCTGCCGTCGATGTTGAGGAGTCGTTCGACCGCGCCGCGGACGAAGTGCCAGGTGTGAGTGTCGAGCGCCCGGTCGAGGTCGTGGATCAGGTTGTGCTGTGCGAGGTCGAGTTCGATCTCGCCGAACAGCTCCGGAAACGCGAGTCCCCAGAGATCCTTCGACGTGACCGAACTCGCCGACGTGACCGCGTGGGTCACGGCCTGCGTGCGTTCGGCCTTCCACTGCGCCGAGTAGACGTACTCGGGGTAGATCCCGTTCGCGTCAGGCTTCCCGATCGGGGTAATCAGCCCTCGTTCGATGCCTCGGGCGATGTCCGCCGGACCAAGAGGCCCAGACGTGCGGTCAACGCCCGAACCGCTTTTAGGGTGCCGGGGAGGCCCTCACCGCCCTCGATGTACGTCTTCACGCCGTCGAGGCCGAGCACGGTCTGCCAGAAGAACGCCGGCATGATGATCAGCTCGGCTTCGTCCTGGGACAGCTCCATGCCGAGGCGGTTGAAGTTCGTCTGCTCAGACGCGGGGCGCGGCACCCAACGGTCGCCGTCGAGGACGGCGCCGTCGACGGCCATCTGCAGCGCCGCGATGAGTTCTGCACCGTTCCCGCCGCCACCGGTGACGGTGAGGTAGGTGTCGGTGATCTGTCGGCCAGCGTGCCCCGGGAGGGGGTGGATCACGTACGGATCCACCCCCTCGAGGGTGAGCACGAGGTTCCGGCCTTCCTTCGTTGCGTCGATCATCAGGATCCCTGCTTCCTTCTGATCAGGCCGCGGTGTACGCGAATGCGGTGGACGCGCCGGCAGAGTTCGTCACGATGACGGGCGCCGCGCCCGCCACGGTGGCGGGGATGACGAGCACAAGGGTGTAGTCGTCGACGACGACGAACTCGGTCACCGTCGCGCCGTCCACGGTCACGCCGGTCGTACCGGTGAACTTGTAGCCCCGGATGACGATCTGGTCGCCGACCGTCTGACCGGCGGGCGACGCGGACTCGATGATCGGCGCGCCGCCGGACCGCAGCGGCGACTCGATCTCGGGGACGACGCCGTCGGAGGCGAGCGTGAACGACATGACGCGCTTGTCGGCGTAGCCGGCGTTGCCGCCGCTGAGCGAGACGGAGAACTTGCCCTGCAGGACGGGCATGTCCTCGTCGAGCGCGTCGGTGAAGATCTGGAACTCGCGCAGGTTCTCCGCGCCGGTCGAGAACGCGGCCTTCACGAGATCCTTGAGCCACGCCTGCGCGGCGACGATCTGCTTCGTCACCGGGTCGCGGACGACCTCGACGTCGAACGTCGGCGCGTACGAGCGGCCGATGATCTGCTGCGACGGCCGGCCCTTCGTGCCGTAGACCTCGCGGCTCACGGGGATGTCGGTCGGGTTCAGGTTGAGGTTGTTGATGTCGCCCGTGACGTTGATGAACACGCCGCCCAGCTTGAGGCGGAGCAGCTGTTCGTGGGCGAGTGCGACGGAACCCTCGGAGGGCGCCGTCGTGTCGTAGAGAGTGGTGTCGGCCATAGCCGTCTCCTTCGGTTGGGATGAGTGCCGGCGCTTCCGGCGGTTCTACGGGCGGCGCCCGCGGAAGTCTGGGTACGACAAAGGGCCCCTCATGTGAGGGGCCCTTTGTCGTGAGTGGGGGAGATCAGGCGGCTCTGGATCGCCCGCGAACGATCTTGCCGATGTTGCTGCTGGTGACGCCGTAGAGCAACGCGAGTTCACCGTATCGAATGCCACCCGCGGCGAGTTCGCGGATGGCATGGACCTGCTCATCGGTCAGCTTCGCGATGCCGTGCCGCTGCCCGCTCGCATAGTTCTGGCGGCCCTTGGCTTGCATGTCGCGGAAGTTGTCACTGTGCGTCCCCTGGAAGAGGTGCGCGGGGTTGATGCACGGCGGGTTGTCACATCGGTGGCAAACGACCATGCCGGGAACGAGCGGGCCGATGTTTACCTCGTATGAAACGCGGTGCGCGCCGCGGGTTCGCCGATGTCCGACGCTGCACTGGCCGTAACCCTTGGGTGTGCGATTACCACCCCACTCCCAGCACGGCCCGAGCTCGGACACTCGCACGACCTGTGTCCACCCGGCATGCGCGAGACGCTCTGCGAGCGATGCGGTGCTGCTGACGGGACGCCTAGAATTGACCACGTAACTACTCCTTGACAGTGGTTGCCATGCCCCCGGTCTGTTAGCGCAGATGCGGGGGTCTCTCGTCGCGACAGTATCGCTACGGTCCGACATTTCACGCGCGGCGGCCCCTAAAGTGATAGGTCGCGGCAACCGCGGAGCGGCCTTGCGAGTCGGGGTCGAAGTCGGTTCCGGAGAACTCCCACGCCCACGAGATTCCGAGGACGTTGGGCCGGTACGCCTGCTGGTCGACGAGAGCCCGGAGATCGGCGGCCCAGGATCGGACGGTGAGCGGGGATCCGACACGGCGGGTGAAGATCTGTGTCCGGTACGTCATGTCGGCGCGGCCGTCGGGGATCGGACGGAGCGGGGTGAGGAGGGTGAACTCGCTCACCGCCGTCGGCATGATCCCGTCGAGACGGATGCCGCGCTCGACGATCGCCCCGGTCGGCTTGTACACGGCGAGGCCCGCGTCGTGGAGGAGCTGCGCGAGCGCACGGTTCAGGACGATTTCGGGAGCGTCAGCCACCGCGCACCTCCTGACGGATGATGTCGCCGAGCTCGGCCCTGTTCTCGACCATCGCGTTCTCGACCCACTTGCCCTCAGCGTTCGGGTTCGCGTCCGTCGAGAAGTCGTACTCGGGGTGCTCGTGGAGGCGCGTCGCGTACGGGGTGTCGACGACGATCGCCGCGCCCTCCTGCGAGTCCGTCGCGGGTTCCACGCTGTGCGCGCCGGCGAGCGTGCCCTGATCCCACGGGGAGCGGTCGACCGCGAGAGCCATGCCGCGCTCGGCGGCCTTGTTCTCGCCCGCGACGAGGCGGCGCTCAATCTCGTCGGTGACACCGCCGAAGTTGTTCGTCATCGTGACGGTCGCGCGGACGCCCATGGTGACCTCACTCCAGCCAGAGTTCGATGTGGGAGGGGGTGCCCGGGTACTCGAAGCGAGCGGAGTCGATCACCTCGGACGTGCGCTCGCGCGGTGTCCCGGCCCACACGGTGACCTGGGACCGCGGTTGCGTGTCGTCCTCGAGCAGCAGCACGACGAACGCCGTCGCAGTGACCTCCTGACCCTTCGTCGGGGAGTTGCCGCGACGGTCGACGACGAGGCGGGTCTTCTGCTCCACGTACGCGGGGCGGTCCTCGCGGATCTCGCCCCAGATGTCGCCCTCTGCGCCGTCGCCCTCGTGTGGCTTGATGCTCACCCGGTGGGGGAGATGCTTCGCGCGCAGACGGACCACGTCGACCTCCTAGGTGTGTGCGACAGCGGAACCGATGAGACCCGAGCCGGTGAGGATGTCGAGCGCTCGGGATCCGATGCGGCGCTCCAGCTTCTCGGCGGCGGACAGACCATCCGATGAGGACGAGGTCGTGCCAAGCGACACGGACCCGATGCGGATCGCGCCGACGGTCGACTCGGCCCCGGTCGGGTCGTCGGTGACTCCCCAGTACTCGGCGATCGCGCAGGTCGCCTCGGTGAACGCGTCGGCGACGTCAGCGTTCGTGGCGAATCCGTCATCGTCGGTGTCGTAGACGGAGCGGCGGGTGAGCTTCTCGACCTCGACGGACGCCGCGCGGAGGCGCTTCTCGAGCGTGCTGGCGTCGCCTTCCCACGGCTCCTCGGCGACGGCGGCGAAGTCCGCGGCGGTCGCGTAGACGCGCATCACCATGTCAGACCTCGGCGGCCGGGAGGCTGACGCCGTCGGGGAGGGGCTGGCCCTCGATCGTCCAGCTGCCGTCTTCGTTCTGCGTCGCACCGGGGATCGGCGCGGAGGTGCGCGACAGGATCTCGACGAGCTCGGCCTTGAGCGCCTTCGCGGGGAGCTCAATGCCCTCCTGCTCGGCGATCTCCCGCAGCTCCGGCACGGTGAGCGAGGTCAGGTCGATAATCTCCTCGCCGAGCGCTGCCTGAAACGGTGCCTCCACCTCTGGGTCAGCCGTGATCGTGTAGCCGTGCTGGCGGAGGGCGAGCTCGCGCTCCGGGTGCAGGCTGTCGACGATCGCGACGCCGTCGACGAACTCGAGACCGAGGTCACGCTGGCGTCCGAGCTGGGGGCGGGGGTGGTTGATACGCATGGGGTCCTCCTTGGTCGGTGGTCGACACGGCAGGACTCGAACCTGCGCGCCGTGGCTCTATCCGCTGAGCTACGTGTCGGTGGTGCTCCCGGTGCGGCGGGCGAATACACGCCGCACCGGGAGTCGTGAGGTCACTTGACCGGCAGGTCTGCCTGGTCCTTGATCTCGGTGTCCTTCGGGTCGGTGCTGTCGTTGACGAGCGCCTTCCCCTCGGGGGTGGTCACGCCCTTGTAGGGAGTGCCGCCGGGCTTGATCGCGCCCCAGATCTCGAGCTTGTTCTTCGCCTCGCCGAGGTCGATCTTGCGATCGGCGGCGTACGCGAGGAGCTCGTCCTTGGTCCACTTGTCGGAAGGATCCCCGGCGGGGTACTTCCGATCGGGGTCGGAGGGATCCTCGGCCGGCTCGTCGCCGACTCCGTATCCCTGGCGCTCGAAGTAGGCGATCGCGGACTCGTCGTCGGTCTTGCCGACGCCGTCCACGAAGTGCACGCCTGCGACGAGGCCGGTGAACCCCTCGACGGGGGTCT